GCTACAGAGCCTTCAGCACTTAATTTTAGTGCGGGTACAAAGGATGTCTTTGTAGCTTACCCTGCTGAGTATTCAGTAACTAACACCCCCGGTACGCAGAACATCCTTGACCAAGCGTACTTTCTCTCTTTTATGATGGGCTGATATGGCAACTTATACCAATATTTCCTATGTAGCCAAGAACGTTGGCACATCTGCTTCCACCCTAGTCACGGTGTCTGCTTCTACTACGGCGGCTGTAGCCAGTCTGGTGGTGGCTAATACAACAACTTCCCCCATAACCTGTGATGTGTTCTTCACTCGGTCTGCGGTGGACTACTACTTGGTCAAGGCAGCTACTGTCCCCGTGGGAGGTTCGCTAGAGGTGATTCAAGGTAACAGGATTGTGCTGATTGCGTCTGATGCGCTGAAGGTGTTATCAAGCGCGGCAACATCGGCTGACGTAGTAGTCTCTGTCTTATTGGCGGCATAACATGGCTTTTATAGGTAACACCAACACCACGCAGGCTTTCACGCCAGCCGTTGATTTCTTCAGTGGTAACGGGTCAACCACGGCATTCACGCTGTCTCGCCCAGTTGCGTCTGTGGCACAAGTCCAAGTCACGATTGATAACGTAGCCCAGAACCCCAGTTCAGCATACACAGTCAGTAGCAACACCATCACATTTACGTCTGCCCCGTCCAGTGGCACAAACAACATTTATGTGTACTACACAAGCCCAATAACTCAGGTGATTGCACCGGGTCAGGGTACGGTATCGACTACGTCTTTGGATGTGTATGGTGGGGCGGGTACATCCGCTATGAATTTACCTGCTGGCACTACTGCACAAAGACCAAGCAGCCCTGCGGCTGGGGCGCAAAGATATAACTCTACTATAGGTTTCCCAGAGTGGTATTCAACTACTGCATCTGCTTGGGTTCAGTTTAATCAAGGTTTACCTTACACAGTCACTTATCTTGTGGTTGCTGGCGGCGGCGGTGGCGGCGGTTCAAGTAGTGGCGGCGGTGGAGGTGGCGGGGCTGGTGGTTTTAGAACAAGCACACTATCAGTAAGCTCACAAGCTAACTATGCGGTAACTGTTGGTGCTGGTGGTGCGGGTGGCACAACTGGACAATCTGGCGCATCAGGAAATGGAACAAATGGAAATGACTCTGTATTTTCTTCTATAACTTCAACTGGAGGCGGTGGGGCAGGTGCTGGCGGCGGTTCTCAAACTGGGCAAATAGGCGGCTCTGGTGGTGGAGGTGGTCACAGTGGTAACGCGGGCGGTGTCGGGACTGCTGGTCAAGGAAACAATGGTGGTACACCAGTTGGCGCACACAATGGCGGTGGTGGTGGCGGCGGCGCTTCTGCTGTTGGCGCAACAACCCCATCTGCGGCTGTTGGTGGTGCTGGCGGTGCTGGTACGGCTTCATCCATATCTGGTTCATCAGTAACCTATGCAGGTGGCGGTGGCGGAGCATCTAATACTACTGGCGGTGCTGGTGGTGCTGGAGGTGGTGGTGCTGCCGAGGCCCCAACCTCTGTTGCTGGTACAGCCAACCTTGGCGGTGGCGGCGGTGGCGGTTATGGAGTCTCAGGCGTTGCGAGGGCCGGTGGCTCTGGCGTTGTAATCATTTCTTACGCTGGCGCTCAACGCGGTGCAGGCGGCACAATTACAACCTCTGGTGGAAATACCATTCACACCTTTACATCATCCGGCACTTACACAGCATAAAGGAAAAACACATGTCACATTTTGCAAAAGTAGTAGACGGCATCGTTACACAAGTTATCGTTGCTGAACTCGAGTTCTTTCAAACATTTGTGGACTCAAGTCCCGGTGAGTGGATTCAGACTTCGTACAACACACACGGCGGTCAGCATCCAGAAGGTCGCCCACTGCGTAAGAACTATGCTGGTATTGGCTATTCATACGACCGCACTAAAGACGCATTCATCCCACCAAAGCCATTTGCAAGTTGGGTACTGAACAATGACACTTGTCTATGGGGCGCACCAACACCGATGCCAACAGACGGCAAGCCCTATACATGGGACGAGGCAACTACGTCTTGGAAAGAATTAACAGAGGCTTAATATGGCAATCAGCACCATAGACCTAACCAAAGCGGTAACTGGAATATTGCCAACCACTAGTGGAGGTACAGGTGTTGCTGTGTACACTGCAACTTATTTAGTAGTAGCTGGTGGTGGAGGTGGTGGCACATACGCTGGCGGCGGTGGCGGTGCTGGGGGCTATCAAACTAGCACTATATCCCTAGCAATCGGAACTACTTATACAGCTACTGTAGGTAGTGGAGGTGCTACTGCAAATCCCGGCACACAAGGCACTAATTCTGTATTTTCAACAATTACATCTACGGGTGGCGGTGGCGGTGCAGCTGGCGGCGGGGCGCAAGGAGTCGCAACATCTGGAGGTTCTGGTGGTGGCGGTGGTTCAACTGTTGGTGCCACAGCAACGGGTGCGGCTGGTACATCTGGGCAAGGTTTTGCTGGTGGTAATAGTGGATTTTCGTCAGGTAGCTACCCGTCTGCTGGTGGCGGCGGTGCTAGTGCTGTTGGCGGGTCTCCCGCAAATTCTTCTTCCGCTGGTGGTAACGGAGGCGCTGGTTCAGCATCAAGCATCACAGGCACATCCACATACTACGCTGGAGGCGGCGGTGGTTTTGCCGTAACTACACGCGGTACAGGAGGAATCGGTGGTGGTGGTAATGGTGCTAATGAAGCTCCAACAAACGCAACAAGTGGCACGGCTAATACTGGCGGTGGCGGTGGTGGTGGAAAAGACCAAGGCGGCGGTAGTGGTGCTGGCGGCTCTGGCGTTGTGATTATTTCTGTTCCTACCGCAAATTACACAGGAACTACAACAGGCTCACCAACAGTAACGACCTCTGGTAGCAATACCATCCTGACGTTTACATCAAGCGGGACATACACAGCATGAGTTACATAGGCAATAGCCCCATCTCAATAGCCTTCCTGACTGACACGTTCAGCGGGACAGGCTCACAAACAGCTTTCACCATGACGGTGGCTCCTGCCAATACGTCTTCAATCATCGTTGCCGTTACTGGTGTACTCCAAGACCCATCAACCTATTCTGTATCAGGCACAACCCTGACCTTCTCTGCCGCTCCACCAAGCGGTTCTTCTAATATTTCTGTGCGCTACCTTGGCATCCCAGCAAGTGGAGTAACGACTACAGCCTACAGAACCGTAACGAACTTCACAGCGACAGCGGCACAGACATCATTCAGTGTGCCTTCATATACCGTTGGCTACATTGATGTGTACAGAAACGGGGTACGCCTTGTATCTACAGACTTCACAGCCACCACAGGAACGACAGTAGTCTTAGTTAACGCATGTACATCAGGCGATTCAGTAGTCACAGAGAGCTTCCTTGTCAGTTCGGTGTTGAATGCTATTCCTGCTACTGCGGGTAGCGTGTCTTCTTCTTATTTGGCTGGCGGTGCGGCTTTATCAAACATAGGTTCTGGCGGTGTTACACAAACATACATTGCTACTGGTGTGGCAGGTACTGGACCAGCGTTTAGCGCTTATTTGGCGACAAATCAAAGCATACCCAACAATACAGTAACTAAAATTACCATCAACACAGAACTTTTTGATACCGCTTCTTACTACGACAATACAACAAACTATAGATTTACACCATTAGTTGCTGGGTACTACCAAATAATTGGTGCAGTCGCTGATGTATCTGGTGGAACATCTGGTGGTTTAAGGGCGCATTTATATAAAAATGGTGCAGCGTATACATATGTAAACATTCCAATGACAAATACTGGTGTGATTGCTCAATGTTCTGCCATTATTTCTTTTAATGGAACTACTGATTATGTTGAGTTATACGGCTCTCAAAACTCTGGTGGGGCGTTAAATATTGGTGGTGGTGCAACTGTCGGAACTATGTTTTCTGGTTGCTTGGTAAGGAGCGCATGATGCTATACGACAAAATTAAAGCAATTTACCCACAACTCACAGACCATGACTTTATGACTGTAATCACACTACAAAACGACTCTGACGGCAAAGGCGATTACATAGCCAAGTGGGAACACCCAACCCTGCCACGCCCAACTGAGGAGCAAGTATGACACTAGCAGTAAACATCGCACAGAGCGGTTCAAGCAACGTAACCTTCCGCAATAAATTAATCAATGGGAATATGGTCATAGACCAGAGGAACGCAGGGGCTAGTGTTACTCCTACAGCAACAGGCGGTAGTGGGACATATACGCTAGACCGATGGAATCTTTATATTTCTCAAGCCTCAAAACTATCAATTCAACAAAATGCTGGCGCTGTAACCCCCCCTACTGGTTTTGGTAATTATCTTGGGGCTACTTCCCTATCCGCTTATTCAATTGGTGTTAGTGATTATTTTTTCCTTTACCAAGCAATAGAAGGATTTAATACTACTGATTTGGCATGGGGTACTGCATCGGCATCAACAATTACATTGTCTTTTTGGGTGCGTAGTTCTTTAACTGGAACTTTTGGTGGTTCATTGCGAAATTCTGCCGCAAATAGGTCTTACCCGTTTACATACACAATTTCAAGTGCAAACACATGGGAACAAAAATCTATAACTGTCGCTGGTGATACATCTGGGACTTGGATTGGCGCTACTAATGGTATTGGAATGTATGTTCAATTTGGTTTAGGTGTAGGTTCTTCATTAAGTGGAACTTCTGGTGCATGGGCTGGTGCTAACTATCTTTCAGCAACAGGCGCAACAAGCGTAGTAGGTACTAATGGTGCTACCTTCTACATCACAGGTGTGCAACTAGAAGCAGGGACAACAGCATCCCCATTTGAGTATCGTCAGTATGGTACGGAGTTGGCTTTGTGTCAGAGGTACTTTCAAGTATTTGGAGGTGGTTTGATAGGTGTTACAGGAACTCCCACAACAACAATGTATTCAAACTATCCGTTCCCAGTAACAATGAGAGCCGCCCCAACAACTTCCGCATCTGCCGTTTTTGCATTTGATACTCCCGGTCTGGCTACCTACACACAATCTTCAGCAAGTTTAGGCACTAATGTTGTAACCACAAGTGGTGCGTTTTTTCAATTAGATAACTTTACAGGTTTAGTTGCCACTAGGGCTTATAACCAATCAAACAGTAGTCTTGTAAGACTTACAGCGGAGCTTTAATATGTATAAATTACACAACAATTGGAAAAATGAAGTTGTTTCAATTAAGCGTTTATCAGACAACGCCTTCATCCCATTTGACCCAGACAACACCGACTACCAAGCCTACCTTCGCTGGCTTGAGGCTGGCAACACACCAGAACCCGCAGAGGAGAACCAATAATGGCGCTTACCAAAGTAGCATCGTCGATGGTCGGTGGCGGGTCGGGTCAGACATTTGCCCCATCTGTACCAATCTACGAGAATACACAGACAGTCACATCAAGCGTGACAATCACAAGCGGGTCTAGTGCTCTGAGTTCTGGGCCAATCACACTAAGTTCTGGCGTGGTGGTAACCCTGCCGAGCGGTTCACGTTGGGTAATCCTATGAGTTCATTAGTAATCAATGGCGATACATCAGGGTCAATAACCCTAGCTGCCCCAGCAGTTGCGGGGTCAAACACAATCACACTGCCCACTGTGGGCGGAACGATGCGGACAACAGCTACGCCGGGCACTTTGTTGCAAGTGGTGCAAGCGTCATACTCTACAAGCACAACAAATGCAACAAGCACTTATGCAGATACAGGATTGACTGCAAGCATTACTCCCACAAGTTCTTCAAGCAAAATATTAGTTACTGTTGCGCAACAAGGCGTACTAAAAGTTAATTCAGACACAAAAATAAACATTAAATTATTTAGAGGTGCTACAGATTTAACTGTTCTTGCTAATGCTGGTGCAACTAATAGTAGCGCAGTTATTCTAATTGGTTCCGCCACAATTGTGTACTTAGATTCACCAGCCACCACATCTTCTACAACATATAAAACACAATTTAATTCAAACAATAATACTTCCTATGTTGGTGTTCAAGATTCTAATGTCCCATCTACCATTACCCTCATGGAGATAGCCGCATGACCGCGACAATAAACGCATCCACAACAGCAGGGGTAGTCATTACCCCAGATAACAGCGGGGCTGTGGCGCTGCAAGCAGCGGGGACTACAAAATTAAATGTTGACTCTACTGGTGCGTATGGACAAGTTATTAGCGGTACTGCTACCGCAACTACCTCTGGCACTAGCATTGACTTTACTTCTTTGCCAACTTGGGTAAAACGTATTACTGTAATGCTTGCTGGAGTGTCTACCAATGGTAGTTCAAGCCATATACTACAAATTGGCGATTCTGGTGGTATTGAAAACACTTCTTATGTCGGCTCAGCCTTGACTTCTGGTGGTTCAGGCGGTGCATTTACTACTGGTTATGGTCTGACAAAAGATACGGGTTCTACCTCGTTAACAACTGGTGTTGCGGTCATTGCTCTTTTAAATTCATCGACTAATCTTTGGGCTTACTCCTTTTGTGGGGCTTATCCAAACGATAACACTATGGTTTGGGGTGGTGGTTATAAGGCATTGTCGGCTGTCCTAGACCGCGTACGGCTTACCACAGTAAACGGCACAGACACTTTTGACGCTGGCTCAATCAACATTTTGTACGAAGGATAATTATGCACCGCACAGTCGTAAATGTTCAAACGGGTGAAACCACGCAAGTTGATTTAACAGCAGAAGAAGTAGCGCAAGCACAAGTGACTCATGCCGCTTGGGTAACAGCAGAAGCCCAACGACAAGTAACACCTACGCTTGAAGAAATAATACAAAGTCAAGCCGCAATAATCAACGCACTAACCGCCCGAATTGCGGCCTTGGAGAGCAAATAATGACCATGATTCTCGACGGCACGGCTGGTATCACATACCCAGTGGCAACGGCTACTGGTTCGGCTACGCAAGCCTCTGCGGGCAGGGTGTTGCAATTAGTTAGCACAACGTTAACTACTGGATTCAGCGCATCTGTAAATAATAGTTTTTCTGCTGTTACTGGATTGACCGCAAGCATTACTCCATCCAGTTCGTCAAACAAAATTATGGTGTTAGTTACCATGACTGTTGGCTCTGATACAAATTATCTCAATGCCAGATTAACAAAAGATGGAACGGCTATATCTGGTGCATTAGCAACAGCGGCTGGAAATAGAAGTTTAGGCACATCAGCCGCATGGCCCGTTCAAACCTATGGAACATATGCAATGGCGTTTAACTATTTAGATAGCCCTGCAACAACTTCAGCAACAACTTATGGCGTACAAATTGGCAATAATAGTACGGCTACTTTATGTGTTAACCAATCTCAATCAGATGACAATGTTGCTGGAAGAACCCGTGGAACATCAACAATAACCGTAATGGAGATTTCAGCATGAATCATGAAGCAATTTATAAACTCAACCCTACAGTTGTCACTATCCGTGGTGATGATGCGTTTGATGCAGAGGGCAACCCAGTCATTTATGACAAAGCAGCAGTTCAAGCCTACGCTGACTCTAAAGCCTACATAGCCAAGCGTCAGGCTGAGTACCCATCTTTTATCGACTACCTAGACGGTGTGGTCAAGGGTGACCAAGCGCAGATTGCCAAATACATTGCCGACTGCCAAGCGGTTAAGGCTAAATACCCAAAAGGATAAACCATGTCAAGTACCTATTCAACCAACCTAGCCATTGAACTCATGGGTGCTGGCGAACAAGCTGGTAACTGGGGTTCCACGACCAACACCAACCTCGGCACTTTGATTGAACAGGCCATATCTGGGGTGGAAACGCAGGCTATGGCTGATGCAGACCAGACCATCACCATCCCCAACGGTGCGACTGGCGTTGCACGTAATATGTTTATTGAGTGCACTGGCGCTTTAACAGCGGCGCGTAACTTAATTGTTCCAACCAATAAAAAACTTTATTTCATATCCAACGCCACCACAGGTGGGTTTGCAATAACAGTCAAAGTAAGCGGTCAAACAGGCGTATCAGTCCCAGCCGCAGCCAAGATAGTTTTGGTAATGAACAGCGCTGGCACAGACATCGTAACGGCTACTAATTACATGGCATCTGCCACTTTGCCAAGTGCAACTCTTTCCTCGCCCACCATGACAGGAACGCCTATTGCGCCGACTGCATCACCCGGAACAAACACAACGCAGGTTGCAACAACCGCTTTTGTGACTGCTGGACTTGCTGCGGCGTATCCTGTTGGCGCTATCTTTCTAAGTACAGTTAGCACTAACCCTAGTACATTGCTTGGCTTCGGTACGTGGGTAGCGTATGGCACAGGTCGGATGCTAATTAGTGCAGATGCTACATATACAGCAGGCTCTACTGGTGGTGCGGCTACGACAACATTAATTACCGCTAACTTACCAAGTCACAGTCACACTGCAACAGTAACCGACCCCGGTCACACCCATACACACAATGCACAGCAACAAAACACAGGTCATCAGTTGGCTGGCGGGGGTTCTTTTACTGTATTTCCTACTGCGGCAACTATAAATTCAGCAACAACTGGAATTACTGTAACTAACAGTTCAACTGGTTCTGGTACAGCCGCAACCACAATATCACCATATATAGCTGTCTATATGTGGAACCGTACCGTATGATTCTTGAAATACCAAATTTTGCTACAGCGGAACAAGTTGCAATTATTCGTAACGGAGTACACCCGTTCTTGCCAAAAGTTGAAATCCCCACGTACAACAGGGACGGCAAGTCTGTTTTTATAAGCAAAACGCCCGCATTACAAACAGTTGATGTTTTGGTGGCAACGCTTATGGATAAGTTGCAAGCGGAAGTTGTTAAACACAGATACAAACCGATGTTTAATTCTGGCGACTCTGGGTATGAGTACCATTTATACGCGCCGGGGCAGATGTGTCATTACCATACAGACGGGGAAGTTGCTCAAGGTGTTTTGCGCTATGCAACTGTTATTTTGTTTTTGACAGATAACGAAGGCGGTGAGTTGGTGTTCCCTGCACAAAACAAAGAAGTCAAGCCAGAAGCGGGCAAAATCGTAGTATTTCCGCCCAACGGAACGCATGGGCATTACAGTAAACCATCCACTACCAATAGAGAAATTGTTATGACTTGGTTTACCTATGTAGGCGTTCAAGTAACGGAAACAAACTAATGTGGACCCCTTCTCTCTCCTCCTTGCTGCCCAAGCAGCCGTTGGCTTTATCAAAGCAGGGTGCAACATGCTCCACGATGGACGCATGGAGTTGGAAGGTGCCAAGAAAACTGTCGAGGGAGTCATCAGCGATGTTAAGGCTATTAAAGGCATATTTGACTGGTTCATTGGACTGTTTAAACGAGCAGAGCCACAGCCGAAGCCAAGCCTGTGGCGAAAGCGAAAGCCAAAGCCGCAGCAAAGAAGCAATCCTACGAAGACCTTGAACTCAAACTTATCAGCGAGATTGGGGCAAACCTTGGCGTCCTCTTTGACACACAGCAATCAATCAATAACTACTACATTGAGTTAGAAGAGACAAGTAAGACCAACTACGACCCAACGCAAAACACCAGTCAAAAGGCGATTGAGCGGGCGTTGATTGAGTTGCAGATGGAGAAGTTGATGGAGCAGACCAGAGAGGCAATGGTCTATGCCCCGCCTGAGTTGAAAGATTTGTATAGCAGGTTCCTCAAGATGCACGCCAAAATAGAACAAGAACAAGCGTGGGCAAGGTCTGAGATGATTCGTAGAGCAAGGTTGGCAAGGTGGAAAAAAGAGCAAGACGAGATTCGGGTCATTGAATTAACAAGTGGGGTGATTGCCGTGGCATTTATATCTCTAATTT